AATTGTGTACCAATAAAACAATCTAAAATGAGTAAAGAAGAAAAAGCTCAAGATGTAATAAACGAACTTAAAAATTTACTTTCGTAAATGGAAAGATACTCAAGTCCTACTACTGATAAAAGAGCGTGTTTATGCAAAGATAATTCATATTCACGCAAATGCTGTACGGGAGAGTTAAGCGCACAAGGTATTGGAAACATAACTAAAACATCTGTTACTAGATACTACACTGCTACAAATTGTAGCGGGGGAACTAAGCACATACATACTCACGACTTAGAATTAACAGTTGGTAATATTTACTATTTGGTTTTTAAACATCACAACCATACAGACTGTTATACGATAACCGCAACAAGATCATCAGGACATTTTGAAATAACAACAGCAACCGCATATAATAACTGCACAGCTTGTCAAGCTGCAAATTAATCAATAAATAAATTATGAAACCAGACGTTAAAAAAATACTTACTAAATTAAGTGAAAACAAAGTAGAATTGGCAGCCAAAAAAATTGAATTAGGTAATATGACAGCTATAAAAGGTGCTTTGTCAATTTTAAAGGGCTTTGATGGTAAAGCAACAAAAGTAGTGGAAAAATTTGAGGCTAAATTTAAAGATTACTTTAATGAGTACGATAATGTTTTAAAAGTAAGAAATGATGTTTACAACTTCGTAGAAAGAGAAGCCAAAGGAATATCAAGAACTTTTGAAGCAACTGCTAAGGAGTTAGGTATAAAAGCAGATTCTATTTCAGAATTTAAAGAATTACAAAAGTGGATTCAAGAGGGGGAGGAATTGTATAGGGCTATTGATCGAGATTACAAAAGACCAAAACAATAATATATAAAAAGGTAACAAACTAATAATTAAATTATTGTATATATATGAAAGCACAAGATATGTTAAATAAAGTAAAAGAACTTATTGGGGTCGAACTCCAAGAAGAAGTAAAGTTAGCACAAGCTACATTAGAAAACGGAACTGTAATTGAAAGTGAAAGCTTTGAAGCAGGTCAAGAAGTCTTTATCGTTAGCGAAGAAGACAAAGTAGCGATGCCCGTTGGGGATTACACTTTAGAAGATGGTGAAGTTTTAATTGTTGAAGAAGAAGGCATTATAGCATCTATCGGAGCAGCAATTGAAGAAGAAGCACCAGCAGAAGAAGAAGTAGAAGCTGAAGAAGAATTGGCTTACGCAACTAAAGAAGAACTTGCAGAGGTTAAAACAATGATTGAAGAAATTAAAGCAATTATTGAAAAGCAAGAAATGTCTAAGGTTGAAGAAACTAATGAAGAAATTGTTGAAGAAAAAGACTTAGAGCTTTCAGCGGTTGAAAAAGTAAAGCATAACCCTGAAGCAAAATCAGACAAAGCGTTAAACCTTTACTCACAAAACAGAGGATCATCCACAATGGATAAGGTTCTATCAAGAATAACTAATATAAATAAATAAATAAAATGGCTACAACAATTTCAACAACTAACAACGTCCTAAGAGCAAGATCAAAGCAGATTACTCTTACGGATTCAGCTCAGATTTATGCTAACCAAGCAGGTAGCGAAATTAACATTGCAACAGATGCTAAGGTAATCACTTTGCCATTAATTGATGCTAACAACCTAGGAATGGAGTTTACTATTCGTAATACAGGAGCCGATGGAAACAACATTGTAACGATTGCACCAAACGCTGCTGATGGATTTAATGGTTCTATTACTCAAGCCGCTGCTATTGGTTCAGCTAGTGGAACAGTAGACAAGGATTTAATAAACACAAAAGCGACTGCATTAAGCGGAGATTTCGTAACAATAAAAGCTATTGCATTGACTAAGTGGTTTATCACTAGCGGTCAAGGTATTTGGGCTTCTCAATCATAATAATAATTAATAAAAAATAAATAAAATGGCTACAACTACCTCAATTACAACAAGTTACGCAGGGGAATCGGCTGGAGAGTACATCTCCGCAGGGCTTCTCTCGGGCGCAACTTTAGACAGTGGATTAATTTCTATTAAACCAAATATCAAATTTAAAGAAGTAATCAAGAAAGTCGCAACTGACGGACTTGTTAAAAATGCTGGCTGTGATTTCGATCCCACATCAACACTTACTTTGACAGAACGTATTATCGAACCAAAATCTTTGCAAGTAAATCTACAATTGTGTAAGTCTGATTTCAGAAATGACTGGGATGCTGTTTCAATGGGATATTCAGCTCACGATTCACTACCTCCTTCATTTGCTGATTTCTTATTATCTCACGTTGCTGCTAAAGTAGCACAAAAGACTGAGCAAGACATCTGGAACGGAGCAGCCGCTACAAATGGTAGCTTTGCAGGTTTCAAGGAATTAATGCTTGCTGATGCAGATGTAGTAGACGTAGGAGCTGGAGCAGCTGTTACTGCGGCTAATGTCGTAGAAAAAATCGGTATCGTTGTAGATTCTTTATTGCCTACGCTTTACACTTCAGAGGACTTGTATATCTATGTATCTCAGAATGTAGCTAGAGCTTACGTTCGTGCATTAGGAGGCTTCCAAGCGACTATTGGAGCTGCTGGTACAGACAACAAAGGGACTCAATGGTACAACGGTGGAGGTTTATCTTTCGATGGCGTAAAAATCGCTGTAGCGAATGGCTTACCAGACAACACTATGGTAGGAGCTGAAAAAAGCAACTTGTACTTTGGCACCGGCTTACTAAATGACGCTCAAGAAGTCAAGGTTTTGGATATGGCTGACATTGATGGAAGCCAAAATGTACGAGTAGTAATGAGATATACTGCTGCTGTACAATACGGACTAGGGAGCGAGATCGTTCTTTATTCGTAAAAATTTCAAAAAAAAATTAAGGGTGGGTAAGCCAATGTGCCTACTCACCCTTTTTTTATTAAAAATAACATAACTTATTGTAAATTAATAAGTTAAAAAAAAAATTTAACAATTATGGCTTGCGATTTAACACTTGGGCGAAAAGAGCCCTGTAAAGATGTCATCGGAGGATTAAAAGCTGTCTATTTCACTGATTTTGGTGATTTTGGGACTGTGACTCAATCGGCTGATCAAATAACGGATATGACGGGCACATTCGTTGCATTTAAGTATGAGCTCAAGGGAAATTCTAGCTTCGAGCAAGCTATTACTTCTTCACGAGAAAATGGTACAACATTCTTTGACCAAACACTTACTTTGACATTGAAAAAATTGTCTAAAGAAGATAACAAAGAAATCAAACTTTTAGCATACGGAAGACCTCACGTGGCTGTTGAAGATTATAACGGAAATGTATTCGTTATGGGTCTTGAAAATGGAGCAGATGTAACTGGGGGGTCAATAGTTACTGGTTCTGGAATGGCAGAATTTTCAGGTTACACATTAACATTAAACGCACAGGAAAAACTTCCAGCAAACTTTGTTGATGCTCCAACTGCTGCTGATCCTTACGCTGGGATGGGTTCTGCAACTGTAACTGTAACAGTAGGAACAAATTCATAAAAGAATTATGTTTTCATAAATTAGGGGGCTTTATGCCCTCTTTTTTTTGTCTTATAAATAACAAAAACAATAAAATATTATTGTATATATATGATTATACTACAAGAAAGCGGATCAGCACAAAACATTGATTTTATACCACGTGAATATATAAGTGGTTCTTCTTATACTGTAAAGATTTTAAACGAATCAACAAACAAACAAGTATATAGCCAAGCAACTACAGGAATAACTCAAGAACTATATTACAATAGATACAACGCAATATTTCCAGTAAAACAAGATATTTTTTACATACTAACAATTCTTTCTGGAACTGATGTAATATTTAAAGATAAAATATTTTGCACCAATCAAGTGGTTGCTGATTACACAGTAAACAATAACGAGTATGTTTCAAACGACACAGATAATGAATTTATTTTCGCATAATGGATAATTTACACATAGTTAATTTAGCATCATACAATCGACCTAAGATTACGGAAGATAAAAAACGTAAATGGATAAATTATGGTGAGGATAACAATTACTATTCTTATTTAATTGATTTATACACCAATTCAACGACTAATAACGCAATTATAAACGGAGTTAGTCAAATGATATATGGTAAG